TACGGCAGCGGCGGCGTCTGCCAGCACCGCCAACACAAAGTCAACTGAAGCGGCGGCCAGCGCTACCCTGGCATCTCAGTGGGCGATTAAAACTGATGGAACTGTCGATGGCTCTGAATTTAGCGCTAAATATTACGCTAATCTGGCAGCTTCCAACAACAATCTGATAAACGACACAACCCCGCAGCTTGGCGGCAATCTTGATGTTAACGGAAAAAAAATAACATCAGCCAGCAATGGTGATGTCATCATTGAGCCAAACGGCACTGGGAATGTGGTGATCGAAACGGATGCGGCGTTTTTGCGTAACACTGACGATGGCAGCCTTGGCCCTTGGTTAATTTTAGATCACGCCACAGGATCACCCGCCACAGGGGATTACAGTGGTCAGCTATTTTTTCAAACAACTGATGCTGGCGCAAACACTATAGTACCTCTGATGATTTCTGTCAGGACACCTGACGTTACCAACGGCGCTGCAACCAGCAAGGCGATTATCGGCGTAAAAGAAGATGGATCATCTAGCCCGACAGATTACCTGACGCTCGACGGCGATGCCGAAAAAATCAATATGTATAGACAATTAAATGTGAGCGGTGACATCACTGTCACTGGCACCGTTGACGGGCGCGATATTGCCACAAACATACCTGCATCGCTAGGTTCGGCTGGTCAAGTTTTGACGGTTAATAGTGGCGGGAGTGCGGCCGAGTGGGGCGCAGCGGGTGGATTTACACTGCCAACTGCGGCAGCAAACGTTCTTGGTGGAATTAAAATTGGGACAAATTTGTCAATTGACGGCAGTGGTGTTGTCTCTGCAACAACAAGTGTTGTGTCCGACACTTCTCCGCAGCTTGGCGGCAATTTATCTGTCAACGGCAAAAAAATCACAAGTGAGTCCAACACTCCGATACAAATTGAACCCGCAAATAATACGCTAGAAATTGAAGCAAGCACAATCAAATTTACTAACACTGATGATGGCACACTTGGCCCGTTTTTTTATATGTGGCACGACAGCGACAGCAACGACCCTGCTGATTACAATACTGGGATGATTATGCAGGCGACGCGTGATGGTCAATCTACCCCGTATAACAGTGCCATTATTGTCGCTAGGACACCAAGCACGTCTAGCAGTTCAACGGCCAAACTTGAATTTTCTGTCGATCGGCACGGGACAACGTATGATTATCTGATTTTGAACAGCGATGACGAAAAAATTGAATTGCTGAAAAACACAGAGGTCTCTGGAAATATCACGGTTAGCGGTACTGTGGATGGCGTTGATCTACAAACTTTAAATAATGCAGTGACTGCAAACACAGCTAAAACGACTAATGCGACACACTCAGGAGAGGTTACTGGCTCTGGCGCATTGACCATTGCTAACAATGTGGTTGATGAGGCCAATCTTAAAGTCAGCAACACTCCGACCAACGGATATGTACTTACTGCTCAATCAGGCAACACAGGTGGGCTTACTTGGGCAGCGGCGGCGAGTGGCGGTATAGCGTAAGTTGTAGAGGACACTTCTCCCCAGCTTGGTGGTAATTTAGACGTTCAAGCTCGGGAGATAACCACGAGTACCAGCAATGGAAATGTAAAAATAACGCCTAATGGTTCGGGAGTTGTTGAGGTAAAAGGCGCAGGCGGCAACGACGGCACATTACAGCTAAACTGTTCAGCCAACTCTCACGGTGTGAAAATTAAATCTCCTCCGCACTCTGCATCAGCTTCGTACACGCTTACATTGCCGAACACTGATGGCTCTGCAAATCAAGTGTTAAAAACTGACGGGTCTGGTAATTTAGATTGGGTCGCGCAATCGGTAGCAGACAATGCCGTCACAACAGCTAAAATTGCAGCCAATGCCGTCACAACAGCTAAAATTGCAGACAATGCCGTCACAACAGCTAAAATTGCAGACAATGCCGTCACAACAGCAAAAATAAATGCTGACGCTATTACCAATGCTAAAATGGCTGATAATAGTGTGGACAGTGAGCAGTATGTTGACGGTTCGATTGACACTGTACACATTGCAGACAATGCCGTCACAACAGCAAAAATAAATGCTGACGCTATTACCAATGCCAAGCTTGCTGATAATAGCGTTGATAGTGAGCAGTACGTAGACGGTTCGATTGACACTGTACACATTGCAGATTCTCAAATAACGACAGCAAAAATAAATGCTGACGCTGTTACAAATGCCAAGCTTGCTGATAATAGCGTTGATAGTGAGCAGTACGTAGACGGTTCAATTGAGACCGTACACATGGCAAATAACGTTGTTACGCAAGCCAAAATTGCTGCGGAGGCGATCAATGAGGCTAGATTGCAAGCAAGCAATGCGCCAGTCAACGGCTATACGCTAACTGCGCAGTCGGGAAACACTGGCGGCTTAACGTGGGCAGCGGCGGGTAGTAGCAATCCCACGTTGTATAGAGACAGTGCTTCTAGTGCAACTACGCCTACCGCTACTGGATCAAATTCCGTAGCTATCGGATCAGATGCACAGGCAACATCGACAAATGGAAGCATTGCCTTTGGTCAAGCAACAAGGGCAACAGGAAACTCTAATGCAGCAATAGGATTTAATGCTAACGCAAGTGGGGTTGGAGCCTTGGCTATTGGATATACCCCCATTGCTGCGGCTAGTTTTTCGACAGCAATTGGGTACGATGCTAGAACAGCTACAGGCAGTTCTGCTACTGCATTGACCAAGTCATATGCCTCTGGAACAGACAGTCTTGCAGCGGCGGGTGGTAGCAATTCTTCTAGCTATGGGGCTAGTGGTGTTAACTCTGTGGCGATTGGAAAAAATGCAAAAGCTTCAGGTAACGTATCATTAGCAATAGGAGGGCAAGTAGCTTTAGCTACAGGAACTTATTCTATAGCTATAGGTACTTATTCAAGAGCTAGTGGTAATGGTTCTATTGCTTTGTCTACGGAGACAAGTGGATATTATACAGACGCATCTGGTGGGAAATCCGTAGCTATTGGTAATACATGTAAAGCATCAGGCTTTGGTTCTTTTGCTCTTGGTACGCAGTCTAAATCCGTTGAAATTGGAAAGTATGCCTACGCAGCAGGTTATTTTGCTGCCGACGGAGATGCTCAGAGTGGACAGTTTATTCTACGTTCAGACACTACTAATGCCACAGCAGAAGCTATGACCACAACCAATTCAACAGCAGCAGCAAACAACCAAATCGTAGCCGCTTCAAACACCTGTATTACATTTCACGGCACCGTAGTCGCAATGCAAAATGGGGCGCAAGCCCATGCTGGTTGGGAGATCAAAGGCATGTTGGTTAATGACGGTGGCACCACAACATTAGCCCTCGGTAACGTGTCTGATATGGCGGCTACAAATGCCTCTAGCTGGGCAGTAGCACTCAGTGCAGATAACACAAACAATGCACTCAAGGTACAGGTCACAGGCGAAGCCAGCCACAACATTAGGTGGGTGGCTAACATACAGACAGCGGAGGTCACATACGCATAATGGGTCAAATTGAAATTAATCATACAGGCTCTGGTGGGGGTGTTGTCCTTAGTAGTGACGGAACAAGTTTACTGTTAGGTGGCAGTGCCATTGGCGGCGGCGGCGGTGCTTCTGCTTTAACTATCGAAGCCAAAACTTCGGCTTATACCGTAGTAGCAGGTGATCTTGGTAAAGTTATAAACTGCACTGCTAACACGTTTACAGTCTCGTTGACTGCGGCGGGTACGTTAGGCGCGGGTTTTAATGTTGTTATTTGGAATACGTCAGCTACTAACACACATGCAATTACAATTGATCCCAACGGTTCTGAAACAATAGACGGTTTGGCTACCTTAATTCTTAGGCGTGGGGAGGGTATGCAAGTTGTCTGTGATGGTAGTAATTTTCAAACAGGCAATAAAAAGACAATGCGGGGTTATGCGGATAATATACTCAGCACTGACGCACGACCCGTTGCCTCTGGAAACAGTTCTGTAGCCGTAGGAAATACTGCTACGGCTTCGGGCGATTACAGTTTTGCAGGTGGGGGTTATAATAACACAGCAAGTAACTCGTTTAGTTTAGCGATGGGTAGCAGTTCACAAGCCACGGCTAATACAAGTGTTGCTATAGGTAGTGCGGCAATAGCGTCTGGAACAAAGGCTGTTGCGGTGGGAAGAGGATTGGCAAGCGGCGAAGAAAGTTTTGCGGCTGCTATAACAAACAACTCAAGTTCCTACGGCGCTAGTGGTACTAGCAGTATTGCTCTGGGAAATTATAATAAATCTAGTGGTACTAACAGTGCTTCTTTGGGCGGCTATAACAATGTTTCGTCAGGCAACAGTAGTTTTGCTACGGGCTATCAAGCTCTGGCTTCTGGGGCTTATGGCGTTGCCGCAGGGTATCAGGCCCAAGCTACCGAACCCTCAACAGTTGCTTTAGGGTATCAAGCTAATGCCTCTGCCTTATATAGTATTGCGATTGGGAATAACGCAAAGTCTGCTGTAGATAGGCAAATTGCTTTTAGTGCGGGAAGATTTGCTGCATTAGGTGATGCCCAAGGCTCTATATTTATTCTTCGTGTATTAACTAGCAACGATGCGCTAGGGACTATGACCACTAACAACTCCACAGCAGCCGCAACCAACCAAGTCGTAGCTGCTTCAGACACTTGTATTATGTTTTCTGGCACAATCGTGGCTATGCAGAATGGCGCACAAGATCAAGGTGGTTGGGAAATTAAAGGGCTGCTGAAAAACGATGGTGGGACAACTACTTTAGTTAATTCTGAAGTACGAACCTTTGCAGACGGTAACGGCTGGTCAATCGTTCTCAGTGCAGACAACACCAATAATGCTCTTAAAATACAGTGTGCTGGTGAAGCCGGCCACAATATTCGTTGGGTAGCTAATATTCAGACCTCAGAGGTGACGTTTGCTTAAAGGAGCAGAGAAATGACTTTAACAAATTTAGGTGTAGAAAATGCTTCTGGTGGTAGCGTTGCACCACAGGCTAATGGGGATAGAACGGTTGCAGTTGGGAATAAAGCCTTATCCAATGGTACAGAATCTGTTGCATTGGGTGAATCGTTGGCATCTGGCGCACAATCGTTTGCAGCGGCTTTAGGAAATAATACTACATCTTACGGGGCTACGGGTAGTGGTTCTATAGCAATTGGTGACAGGAATAAAACATCAGGAGGTTATTCTATTAATTTAGGCCGATTAAATACGGTTTCTGGTGCTAATGGTGCTGCTGCAATAGGCCAATCTAGCATCACATCAGGCGAATCTGCTATCGCTCTTGGTGCAGTCGCTAGAGCAGGGGGCGATCATAGTTGTGCAATTGGCAGATACGCAACTACGGGTAGTACTTATGGAAAATTCGCAAAGGCAAGTGGGATTTTTGGTAGTTTTGGTGATGCACAGAATGGTTGGTTTAGCCTACGTTCTGATACTACCAATGCCACAGCAGAAGCTATGACCACTAACAACACTACCGCATCTGCTACTAACCAAATTGTAGTTACTTCTGATAGTTGTATGACATTTAGCGGCACTATAGTAGCAATGCAGAATGGCGCACAGTCCTATGGCTCTTGGGAAATTCGTGGATTATTGGTAAACGATGGTGGCACAACTACCCTGCCAGTTTTTAATATTTCAGAAATAGGTTCTAGCGGTTGGAAGATAAACTTATACGCTGATAACACAAATAACGCTTTGAAAATTCAAGTAACTGGCGAAGCGAGTCATAATATTCGGTGGGTGGCTAACGTCCAAACTGCAGAAGTCAACTATGCTTAAAAGGAGCAAATAAAATGGCTATTACTAATACTATCACACAAGAAACTTCTCAATACGGTATTGCATTTAACGGTGCATACTACCGCATTGTCATGGCATCAATTGCAAGACAACGTGGCGCTGATCCAAAGTTTGAAGTTATGATTGATTTGTCGGGCTACGCTGCAACTCCGAATGATGATACCCGTGAGGTAGACTTTAAGCGATATCAAGCACCACTAGCCGCAGTGGAAGCAGCATCGGGGGCTGCGTTTTTAGAAAAATGCTATGCTTGGGTTATGGCGCAAGATGATATGTCGGGTAGTAAAGCAGTATAGGATGGCACAATGAGCCTCACGATAAATCACCAGCAATATAACATAACCTACGGAACCTAACCAGTGCTTGGGTTTTCTCCATTAGCAGCTACACCCATAGCTGCACTAAACGATCCGTTGATTGTTGCGCAACCTGCAGTCGCTGTTGGGGCTATAGGAACTGTTACTGTTACTGGAGATGTGGCTGTGTTTCCTGTAGGCGTGGCTGCAGATGGAGCAATAGGAACCGTTAGTGTTGTTGGTACAGCAGTTGTATTACCTTCAGGAGTAGCTGCAGACAACGCAATAGGAACTGTTAGTGTTGTTGGTACAGCAGTTGTATTACCTTCAGGAGTAGCTGCAGACAATGCAATAGGAACTGCTACTGCTATTGGTTCTACCGTTGTGCTTCCTGTTGGTGTAGCTGCAGATGGAGTTATAGACGGTGATTCTATAGTCTCTGGTACAGCAGTTATATTACCTTCAGGAGTAGCTGCAGACAATGCAATAGGAACTTTTGCCGTTAGTATTAACAGTAGAATTATACCTACACCTGTTACAGCAGCTACAAAAATAGGGGAGGTTACAGTAAGAATAAACGCCCCCGTAGTAGTGACAGGACTTGCAGCTAATGCAGCAATAGGTCAGTTGCTTGTGTGGCAAAAAATTGATGATTCGCAAACCCCGCCAGACCCTAACTGGCTACCTGTAATCTTGGATTGAGGCTATAATGGCAACACAATTTACACCGATATTAAAATTAGCCCTACCTGTTCAAGGTGAATTGACAGGTAATTGGGGCACTACTGTAAACAACAACATTACGTCTATGGTAGAAGAAGCTGTTGCTGGGCGTTCTGTCATAAACACATGGTCTAGTAATTCGGCTACGTTGTCGGTGGCAGATGGTACTTCAGCATCTTCAAGATCGGCTATGTTGACTCTTACGGATACCAGTACCGCGTTAACAGGTGTGGCTACGGTAATATGTCCTGCAGCTAGTAAAATGTATATTATGCAAAATCTTACTGCGCGGACTGTGACACTAAAAACCCCTTCAGGTTCAGGAGTTGCAATACCTACAGCTAAATCTTCGCTACTGTTTTGCGATGGAACAAATGTTGTGGAAGCCGTGACCAACGTAACTTCGTTGTCCATTGGTGGTCGTACGCTAACTCTTGCAGGAAACCTTACTACTTCAGGAGCCAATGCGCTAACTCTTACTACCACAGGAACAACCAATGTTACGTTTCCTACAACAGGTACATTAGCTACTATTGCGGGTACAGAAACACTTACAAACAAGACATTAACAGCACCTACAATCAACGGTGGGTCCATATCGGGTATAACCGATCTAGCTATTGCTGACGGAGGTACAGGCGCAGGTACAGCTACTGCAGCCCTTGCCGCTTTAGGTGGTATAGGTTCTGTTGTTGCGGACACGTCTCCACAACTAGGTGGTACATTAGACTGTAACGGTAGAAATATAGAGTTTACCTCTCAAGAGGCTCGTTTTGGACAAGGTAATACCTTTGTAGTATCTCATACAGGTGCGGCTACCATGATAAATGGTACAGGTAATTTTACGATTCAAACTAATAATGTTTTTGCTGTAAAATCTGCAAACGGCTCAGAAACCATGTTGTCAGCCACCAAAGATAGTGGAGTTACACTAAACCATAATAATGTTGCAAAATTTTCTACTACTTCAAACGGTGCAACTGTTGACGGTAATCTAGGTGTTTCTGGAACTGTAGATGGTGTTGATGTAGGCGCTAATATACCTACTAGTTTGGGTACTGCAGGACAAGTTTTAACAGTCAATGCAGGGGCTAATGCAGGAGCATGGGCAGACGCAACCTATAAGGGATTGGTAAAATTAGGTATTTCTACTAGCAGTAACTCACTTACAAATCTTACAACTAATGGTAGCACTCCCAGCACAAGTAATCAGATTTTACTTCCTGTAAGTACGGCTATGAGTATAACCGGAACTATAGTCATGCGTCAGCAAGTAGGCGGTGGAACTAATGTTAGTGCGTGGGAAGTCAAAGCCTTAATTCGTAGAGAGGCTAGTGGAGTCTGCGTAATTGTTTCTCAAGCAATTTCTCCAATATCTAACGCAGGTAGTTACACAAACCCGGTATTGTTAGCTGCAGGGAACTCTGCGGCAGGAGTACTACAAGTACAAGTTACAGGGAAGTCAGGGCAAAATCTGCAATGGAACGCTGCACTAACTACTGATAATGCAGTATACGCATAGGGTAACGATTTATGGATATAGAAACTCGTGTCGGCGCACTGGAGCGAGATATGGCAGCAATACAGACAGAGGTTAGGATACAGTTTAAAGAGGTTTTTACTAGAATAAAACGCCTTGAGACTGTGCTTATAGCCACGTCTGGCGCTACCATTATTATGTTATTAACCATTCTTAGTAGGATGGGGTAACGCATGTGGTACATGTTTTTGTTCTTGTACTTTATCTGGGGATGGGATCGGAGCGCACCCCTATAAAGTCTCAGCTTTATTTTAAGCGAGTGGATGTCTGTAATTGGTATGCTCAAGAATTAGTAAGACGCTTTGGATATCCTCAAGCAAAAGATTATGGAACTGCTTACTGTATTCCCCAGCAGGTTAATCCTAACGAGATAGTAATCTATGATTGATCCAGTTACAGCTTTTGCAGCCGCTAATGCAGCCTTTAAGGGTGTAAAAATGCTAGTCGGTGCTGGCCGTGAGATACAAGATGTTAGCAAGCAACTTGGGTCTTGGTATGGCGCAGTTGCCGATATAACCCGCGCTGAGTCTCAACGCAAAAATCCAACTTGGTTAGATAAAAAAACACACGGAACCGAAAACATAGAGCAAGAAGCTATGGACATCGTTATCCGCAAAAAAACTTTGGCCGAAAAGGAAAAAGAAATTAAGTTTATGTTGGACTACAGATTTGGTTTGGGAACCTACGACGAAATGCTTGGTATGAGACGCAAGATCAGGGCCGACAGGGAGCGAACAGTATACGCGGCTATGGAAGCAAAAAGACAAATGGCAAACAATGCGGCTATTGGTGGCCTGTCTTTAGGTATTATTAGTGTGCTAGGTGGTGGCCTATATTTAATAGTATTGGCTACACAGTGATAAATGCGCTAATACTCTCTGTAACGCTTGCGGGAGTTGCCAATCCAACCCATGTGAAGTGTCACCTATGGAAGAGGTTTACAGACGTAAATGACCAAAAGGTATGTGTGTATAGATTCAGTGCGGGTTTTGGTGGGTTGGGATATCATTACCCCACGCGTAGTTTTTCAGAGTGTCCAAAAGTCTTTAGTTGCGTCTATGAAAAAAAGGACAAACGGCCTAGTTTGTCCGAAATATTAGATGGCCTTAAAGGAGGGTTCTAATGTCCATAACTTTTAAGACTATACTAGAATATCGTCTTATGCCGAGACTTATGATGTTTGTAATGACGGTAATGTATATACGGGTTCTGGAATGGGGAATGACTTTAGAGGATTTGTCCACACAGCAGTCCGCGATGATATCAATTTGTTCTGGGTCCATGACGGGCGCGTTTGCGGTATGGCTAGGATCAGAGAAATGATACAGGCTTTAATAGGACCGTTGGGTAGTCTGGCTAGTAGTTGGCTGCAAGGCAAGACAGATAAAAACAATGCAGAGGCAAGGCTAAAGCTAACTGAAGCTGAAGCAAAGTCTAAGATCATGCTGTCTGAAAAAACAAGCGTTGCCGATTGGGAACGCATTATGGCACAGAATAGTGACTCATCTTGGAAAGACGAATGGTTTGTAATTATTCTGTCTATCCCCATGATATTATGCTTTATTCCGGGCATGGAAGGTGTTGTCCATCATGGCTTTGAACAGCTTCAGCAAGCGCCAGATTGGTATATGTACGCACTTTTAACTGCCATAAGCGCGTCATTTGGCATACGTGGGTTTAAACAATTTTTAGGGAAGAAGTAATCATGGGATACAAGTTAGGAAAACGCAGCCTGTCAAGGCTAGAAGGTGTAAACGAAAGTCTGGTAACTGTCGTGAAGTACGCCGTAGGCGTTACAAAACAAGACTTCTCGGTGATATGCGGCATGAGGACATTTTCAGAACAACAGGAATTAGTCAGGAAAGGGGCATCGCAAACCATGAAATCAAAACATCTTGATGGCAACGCCGTGGACCTAATGGCTTACTGTAATGGTGGTGGTCGCTGGGAACTTAACCTGTATGATGAAATTGCCGATGCTATGAAAGAAGGCGCAGCGGCTGCAGGTGTTAAGTTACGGTGGGGCGCTGCATGGACTATTGATGATTTAGGTGCTTATGATGGTACAGCAGAACACGCTATGTGTTCGTATATAGATACACGCAGATCACAAGCTCGCAGGCCATTCATAGACGCGCCACACTTTGAACTTATGCCACAAGATGTTATAGTAAAAGTTGACCCGTTGCCCAGTATGTCTAATCTTACTTCATAGGTGCCCCATGCCGTTACAGAAACTTCAGTTTGCCCCCGGAATAAACCAAGAAAAAACGCGGTATTCCGCTGAAGGCGGTTGGTATGACTGCGACAAAGTTCGGTTTAGACAAGGTTTTCCTGAAAAAATTGGAGGCTGGTCCCGCATATCTATTCCTACGTTTGAAGGGATATGCAGGTCACTGTGGAATTGGACTACATTAGGAGGTCTAAATCTAGTAGGTGTGGGTACTAACGTTAAATTTTATATTGAATCTGGCGGGGCGTACACAGATATAACGCCGTTACGCGCAACTGTAACTTTGACTAATCCTTTTACAACACAGACAGGGGCAAATGCAAGTATAGTAACGGTCACTGACGCCAATGGTGGCTACACTAATGGTGATTTTGTAACTTTTACAGGGTCAGGAGCCGTAGGCGGGGTTGATGCAAGTAGTCTAAATACGGAACATCAAATCACATATACATCTGGTAATACGTACACAATAACGGTTCTTCAAAATGCAAGTTCTGCTGCTACAGGTGGCGGTACGGTTACTGCAAAGTACCAAATAAATATTGGTCCCACGTTGTCTATACCTCTAACAGGTTGGGGTGCGGGTAGTTGGGGTGCGGGTAGTTGGGGGTTTGGTGGTGCTTCTTCGTATCCCTTGCGGTTATGGAGTCAGGCAAACTTTGGCGAAGATTTAATATTTGCCCAACGTGGGGGAGCCATTTATTATTGGGACGCTTCTGCAGGGCTTACAAACAATCGTGCAGTTTTGTTGTCTAGCTTAAATGCTGGAGGAGCCGTACCTGCGCGCACTAATCGGGTATTAGTATCAGATGTAAGTAGGTTCGTGTTTTGTTTTGGAGCAAATCCTTTTGGTGGAACTACATTTGACCCTATGTTAGTTCGTTGGTCCGATCAAGGAGATGCAACAAACTGGGTGCCGTCAGCCGTTACGCAAGCAGGAGGGTTGTCTTTATCTAGAGGTACTGAGATTGTTGCGGCTATTCAATCACGACAAGAAGTCTTAGTGTGGACTGATGCAGCCTTGTATTCTTTACAGTTTGTAGGAGCCGACTCTGGAGTCTGGGGGGCGCAAACTGTCGGTGAAAATATATCTATTGCCTCGCAAAATGCTGTAGCCTTTGCTAATGGTATCTCATATTGGATGGGAAAAGATAAATTTTACAAGTACGATGGTCGTACACAACCGTTACGATGTGATGTAAAACGTAGTGTGTTTAATGATTTTAATTCGTTGCAGTATGAACAAGTCTTTGCAGGTACAAACGAAGGATTTCATGAAATATGGTGGTTTTATTGTTCTGCTAGTACTAACTCAATAAACAAATATGTTATCTATAACTACGTAGAAGACACATGGTATCATGGAAATTTATCGCGCACGGCGTGGTTAGATTCAGGACTTCGAGATTTTCCTTTGGCTGCTACATATAATAATAATCTTGTAAACCATGAAGAAGGTGTAGACGATAATGAACTAGGAGCAAATGCTCCTATTGTTGCTACAATATCATCTGGTGAATTTGACATAGAAGACGGAGACAGGTTTTCTTTTGTATATCGCGTCATACCCGATGTTACCTTTAATGGTTCTACTGCAGCTTCTCCTACTGCAACTATGACGTTAAGCCCTCTAAATAATTCTGGATCAGGATACAACAATCCTGCGTCTGTTGGAGGGTCTAATAGTGGTCCTGTGGTACGTACAGCGGTGGTTCCTATAGAACAATTTACCGGACAAGTTAACACTCGTGTACGGGGGCGACAACTATCGTTTACAATATCCTCCGACGCAGCAGGGGTAACATGGCAGTTAGGTTCTCCGCGTATAGATGTACGTCCCGATGGTAGGCGATAATGGCTAATAATCAGTATATAGTAGGATTTAAAGCTCCTGCACTCCCGTATCCGTCAACAATGTACAGTGCTACAGAGTTAGAAGAATTTAACAAAGTATTGCGCCTTTACTTTAATCAAGTAGATAATGCACTACGAGACGTGTCGGCTACGTTCGAGGCCGAAGCGCAAGTCTGGTTTTTTAACTAATGGCTAATATATATAAAACTGTAGTTGATAATGTGTCTGCAACGGGAAATCGAACGTTGTATACTACTCCTTTGGGGACTACAGCAATATTTAATTCTCTTCTTGTGTGTAACGATAACGCTGCAGGCGCTGACATGACAATCTCTATACGTGTAAG